TTGACGATTTATTTCATCAGCTACCTTTTGTTCTTGAACTTGGGTTGGAGTATCAACAGCATGATGACGAGCAGGTGGACTATAGCTTGGTTGTGCTGGTGGATGACGACCTTCGCCGCCTCCTCCGCCGCCACCTTGTGAGACGCCAGCTGAACTTCCCGAAACACCATGATGTCCTGGCATTATCTTCTCCCGTCTGGTTGAATATCAAGTTTGAACGTTCCTAGTTTCCAGTGTTGTCCTGTACTTGAATTTGAAATTTTTATAGAAATAGATCTCGCGCGTGCGCGTGTGTCTATTTTTGTTGTGCTAGTTGTAGAAGTAAAAGGTCCTAAAGAAGAACTCGCTTGAGCTTGATTTGGAAAATCCCTTAAATTTAAAGTAACCGTTGCATCACCTGTTTGTGTTAAAAAGTCAGGAATAATTCTTCTAATCTTCATCATATATTCTCCGTCTCCCCTAAAGCCTAATCCTTCTCTTTGAGGTTGCTGGGAAATGTCATAATCACCCGATTCAATGCTTGCTGAAATAGCACTTGCTGCACCTGCTTTAATTTGATTTGTTCCCGTTTCGTGTTCAAAGTAGGTTGTCACACCATCAGTGTTGCCCACCGTCGTATCGCTCGTTGCACTGGAATCATATTCCGTGCCATGAGGTTTTCCAAAAATATGTGAATCTGACCATGAAGATCTTGCGAGAGAACTCGTTGTCCATACCGGTCTTTGAGGAGTTGAGTCCATATAATTATAAGTGACCGATCGATTATTCGATGCTGCACCACTGCCTGGATAGAACCAAGTCACTTCACCAAAAAGATTATTAAGTCCCGCAAAAATATGATTTCTTGGTACGGTATTAATGTCGTCATAAACATAGTCTTCAACCAAACATTGTAGGGATTCTAGTTTACCTGTATATCTAAAAAAACCATTTTCAGACATCCAATAAGCCGAGCCATCCACTTCCACTGCTGCGTTTTTACCAATCAGTCCGCAACCTGTTCCCACTTGCTGGAAGGAAAAAGTAAAAGGAGCTCCTACAAATCGCATGATAAATAGGGCGTGATCAGTCCAAATATAAATGGCATCACGACCTCTAATCGCTCCCATGATCCGTGTTCCGTCAGCCAGTCTTTGTGTACCTGCTGTATTGGTTGCTGTCGGTGCCCAAGTGGTTAATGATTCTTGAGACGACCATCTAATGTACATATCGTCCTGTGTTGATGTCGTTCCAATCGTAGTTTCCGTTCCAAAAGCTATTAAGTGCCGATCGGGGGTTGATACTAAAGTTTGTCTCGTTGCCGTTGGAGCACCTGATATAGCCGTTGCTCGTGTTGACGTGGCTCCCGTTGCATCGGAATCCCATTCAAAGGTTGTTCCATCAACGATGGTTGCAATGAGTTTGTTTCCAAAATTGTCCAAGTGCCATAAACCTGGAGCGGTAATAATATCCCCTGTTTGAGAAGCACCCCATTTCGTATAGTCTGAGGCATCGTAAACCGTTGCTTCATCCGAGTGGGTTGCTGCTGTGGTATTATCCACAGCCCTTGTAATTCCTGATATAGTGCTTGTTCCTGTCGTATTGGTTGAATAAGTCATCCGTTCACTATCAATTAATAGGGTACCTGAAGAAGGCATACCGCTTGAACTGTCTAATGTAAGGCTGGTATCATCGGCATCAATCGCACCATCCAATGTTGCTGTAATTTCTCCAGCAACGGTACCACCCCATAAGCCTAATCCCCAACCTGCTGAAGATTCTTCGAGAGCAGGTCCGATAGAGTAATAATATTTTACTCTGATTCCTCCGGATGTTGTGGCTCCTGATCCACTTTCGTTTGATCCCATCTCGACCGTAATCGTTGTGCTGGTTGGTACGGTGGCAACCATAAAATTCTTATCGTCAAAATCATCAGAATCAAAATTAGAATTGGTAATAGCAGTAAAATTATCACAAAGGATAATATCCCCTTTAGTAATATTATGATCGCTTGCAAACGTGATTGTGACTGTGGCATCGCCATTAGTTGTTGTAAAAGCACTTGTTAAAGTTGTTGTGCTTTTCAAAGGAGTAATATCATAAAAAGCTCCTCCAGAATAGATATATAAAAATCGGTTGGTGCCTAAAGCAGCGTACTTGATTCCGCTGGCATTGACAAAATGGTGTAGTGCCGTGTTTCGTCCGGTAAGGGTTGCATCTCCTAATTGCGCCCAACCTCCTATTTTTTCAGGAGTGCCATATCGAAAACGTACATAGTCCCCTTTAACCCACTGACCTTCTCCGCCTGTGGCTGTGACTTGTTTATTAAATCCTGGTAGAAAACCTATTTTCTGTAGCATACAAAACCTGTTTGTATTTAATTATACTATATTTTTGATTGGATCAACTACTTTGAAATGCCTAGTAAAGGTCTTTTATCGAACTTATTTTGAGTACCAAAAGGTCCATCAATGTTGTTATAATGAAGGAAAACCTGGGCACAATTGTCTCCTTGAAAAGGTTCTCTCCAGTGTTCGAGATCGCAACCGCTGTAGACTAGCATGTCTCCAACGTCTAACGTAATAGAGATTCCTTGAGGAGCATTCGGTTTATGGATTTGTTTATATTCGTCCACTACATAGTCTGCACCTGTAGGATCCAAAAAGATAGTCCACGGTTCTCCTCCTAGATGAAGGGTTGTAGAAATCTCGCAACTCGGTCTGTCTTTATGACGCTTTAAGATATCTCCTTTTTTATAAATTCGGGTATAGGTATAGCAGGGAACTAAAGTCATTTCTGTATGCTGTTGCATAACTGGCAATACTTTCATCATTAATGTTTCCATGAAACAATCTCCATAAATTGAATAAGTATTAGGAACTTGCTTGTCTTCCCACGTTCCAAAACCTGGAGTAAATTTTGAGATGTAATTAGTATCCTGCATCCATTTCACCGCATCTCGTTTTAGTAAAAGATAATTAAAAGCAAAATTAGCAAGTTCAAAAGAAATTGCTTTTCTAATAACTATGTATTTTTTTTCTTTAAAGCTCATCGTTGTAAGAAATTAAAAGATACAGATATCCTTGTTTGGTTACTTTCATTAGGTTTAACTTCATGCCATAACCAACTTGGAAACATAATACATCTTCCTGCTTTAGGTTCGTAATGTACCTCTCTCCATAATTCAGGGGACAATTTTCCTTCTTTACGATTAGGCATTGCCATTTGAGTACCTGGTCGTGGATCATAAATCATAAAGTTTCCAGAATTTTTTGGTGCAGTTACATAATATACACCTGAAAATAATGAGTTAGGATGAATGTGAGGTCTATTATAACATTTAGGATAATTAACATTTGCCCACATATTTCCAAGAACAGGTTTCATACTTAAATTTTCTTTTTGATAAATCTCATCTTGTATATTAAAGAGTTCTTTTGTTAACGGATTGTATTCTTCTTTTCTATTCATATCCGTTGAACTGTGCCATCCACCTGCATTTGTTTTGGAAACACCCTTATCGTTTTGAGACCAACGCATAATACGATCTTCCAAATATTTATTTAATTTTTCAGGATTAGGTATATCTTTAATATAAACTATGGTTGGAAAATGATATTCAGTAATCATCTTAAAGGAGGACCCCCAAACCACATAACCATTGATCGTCTAACTCCTTTGGTAACTGCTTTAACACGATGTTGTAAAAAACTTGCAAAGAAAACCGCTTGACCTTGTTGAAGTTTAATTGTTTTTCCTTCTTGCATAAACTCTATTTCTCCACCTTCATAATCGGTTGAAGGGACTAACGGAATAATCATAGATATTTTTCTAACCGGGGGTTGTTTGATTCCTGTAACATCACAATCCATGTGCCAACTATAATGTCCTGATGGTGCTTTATATTCTGTAAATTGAGCAGGTTCGGTTAATCGCATTCCATCATAACCAAAATGATTATTATTCGCTCTAAGCATTTCTCCTTCGATTTGTTTATACATCTCTGGCATTTCTTTAAATGGAATCCAACTAATCGTGGACATTCTTTTTTTAAGATCTGTTCCTCCCTCGGTATCATGTCCCATTCCAACTTTTGCTTGTTCTGCTTTTAAACTTAAACCTTTGTCAATAACCATCTGGCATTGCTTTGGTGAAAAAATAGGTTGTAATGTTTCAACAACTAAGCTTTTCCAAATAGGTTCTGTAAGTATCATCCTGCCGTCCTTGTTTTAACGGGATCATATTCTATGTCTGTATTCACGACAAGTGTTCTTCTAATTCCATTAGGATTATTGTGAGGATAGACACAATGTCTCATATCATAGGGAAAAAGATAAAAATCTCTTTCTTGAGCCTTAGGTGCATAGTCCGATTTAACAAATTGTCCTGATGAACTTCCCATAATTTGTAATTGACCATTCATCGGTTGATCAGGTCTTGAAAGTTCAGGACC